CGCGCATGTGGTAAGCAAAGTTTTTGCCACCAGCTACAGCAGACGTTGAGAAAATCTTGAAGCCCAAGAACTCTTTCATTGTCATGCCGCCAGCAAACGGTAGGTTCTGTGGACCTACGAAGTCGCTTGAAGCAAACTCGTTGATGTTAAACAAGTCAGCAAAACCAGCAGGTGACATTGCGATATAACGCTGTCCGTCTTCTGGAATGTCAGCTGATCCGAATGTTTCGAATGTTGCCAACAAGTCAGCTTTCTCAACAGCAGATGATGTATCGTGGATTGCAGTTGAGTTTGCACCCGCGTCCATTGCAGTTGTGATAAGCTCGTCAGTCTTACGACCCAAAGCAGCAGCCGCAGATTCAGCAACAGCTTGACGCCCGTTGATGTTTGTTTTCAACTCGTCAAGTTTGTCGATGTATTCCGCTGCATAGTAATCAGCCATGGTTGCTTCCACATTGGTGTGGTTCAATTCCATAGGTGTTACGTTACCGTTGCGTGATTTAGTAGAAGCTGTACCTGTTCCAATTTTTTGGAAACGTACAACATTGCCTGACACATTCGTTGAACGAATTGTGTTCCGCAGCTTAGAACCCATGCGCTGATAAGCAAGATGCACATCGGTTTCAAACTGCTTAATAAAGGCTTGGTCAATTGTGTTAGCCATTTTACAGTTCCTAAGTTAAGGTTTCGAGCATCGTGGTTATCCGCTTAGCTACATCAACGAAGGTGTCCTGTCGGGCTTCTCAGTGCATTACGGGCCGTGATGTTTCATGTGAAACATAATTTAATTCAGGATTGCAACGCACAAATTCAACATATTGCGTTTTTTTGTGGCTATGCATACCAACTGGCTCAAAGCCTAACCATACTGCCCAGTTCAACATTGCCTCATAATCAGAGCATATTGTCATGGTTAGCAAGGAATGCGTCTTGTCAAAGTAGTTTACTAACATCTTTGAGCCACGAGCTAACAGTTTAAAGTTGTGGCCTATCTTTGTAGTAAACAATGCAAACATTTGAGGGGCTTCGTCTATAAACAAAAGCCCCCCAACAAAAACAATTTCATCATCAGAGTCCCTAACAAGGTAACCTTCACACTCATTGGCTATCTTAGTTAGGGCATCGATGATATTAGTATACCCAAGCTTAAGTATTTCCCTGACATTTTCTGGGTGTATCACATGTATAAATTCATGGATGTGATCCTCAGTAAATGGCGTCATGTAGTATGCGCCGCGAGTCAGTATCTTGGGTTCATTATCCATAGAGTTTTCTGTATCCTTCATCTACCTGTTTAACCCAGTTGGGATCACGCTTGGCAGTGGACCAGTAACGCTCGTCTTTCATCATTTCTTGCAACTCAATCTCGTTAAGATTTGATGATATACTTGTTTGATCTGTTACGCTTGGGTCTTGCATTTGAGACATGATTGCTTCTAACGCAATTATCCCTTCATGGGTTTCACACATGCGCTCGATAGCTGGCAGTGCTTCTTCTGGGAAAAACTTATTAGCAAACAAAGAAGCAGCTTCAATACGAGCTTCAGCATTGTCACCTAGACGTTGAGCTTCTGCTTCAATGTCAGGCTCTGGCCCCATGCCATTGCGGTACATATCAATACCTTTTTGGAATTCTTCATGAGTATAACCATTCTTATGGCAATGCTCTGCCCATTCCTGAAGTAATTCATTACCAGCAGCTTCTTCTACATCAACGTAGTCTGGCAATTCATAGTCACCCGCAGACTCTGGCACTCCTTCAGAAGCTTGGGATTGGAGTTCTTCCATAAGGCGATTTCGAATATCGTCTTCTTTTTCACCAAGCTTAGACTCTAATGCTTTGTATGCTTTGCCCAAGTCAGCAGGGTCTTGAAACTTTTCAGGTAGCCATTCGGGGCGCGAGTCATCAGAGTTATCAGGGTTATCAGCTACCTGATTACTATCAACGTCAACTGTTTCAACTTCATCACTCATTGTTCTTTACCTTATGTGCATGGGTCATACGGTTTTCTATAAGGCCAACGATATACCGCTGGCCCTCCATATGACGCAGTTCCTCTGTTGTAACATTAGGGCCATTAACCATTTCAATGGTAATTGATCGCAAATACTTTAGCACCGCTTGCCCTGTAGCAGTGCCAAAGAGACTAGCAATATTCTCGCTAATCTCTCTGTCTTTTGACTGTGGACGCTGTATTCCATCAACGCCTACATTAATCTTCTGGCTCACGCTCACTCCATTGGTTGTGGTGCCTGAGCCTGACTTTGCTGCATTTGCTGCATTAATGCAACTATTTGTTGACGTTCAGATTCATCTCTTATCAATGTATCTGGTACGCCAAACTTAGTTGCTAGGTATGCAGCAGTCTGTTCCGAGTTAATTAATACGTTCATGGCCTCTGGGCCAAACGCGCCTTGGGCCATTTCTAAGAACCTAGAAACAGCCATAATATCTTGGTTTGCCTGAGCTTGAGCCAAAGGAGAAACAGACTTAACTTTAACTTCTCTGCCATTAATACTTGGTACTTCAATGCGATTCTGTTTTTTCAGAATGTGGATTACTCGCTGAAGAACAGGTTGGACTAGCTCCACTTGCAAACGACCAAAGGCCGCGCCGATACGGCGTGACAGATCAGCCATACGTTCAGCAACTTCTGTAGCAGATGCAGGTGTACGATTAGGATCGCCAAGCATATCATTATACAAAGCGCGTTTAATATTGTTACGCATGTCACCCAAGACTAACTGGGCAACATCGAAGCTTCCCGCAGCTTGAATTGGTTGCAGACCTGCGCTGCCCATCGCCTTTGGAATGATAGTCCCTGGAACGAGATTGATTGTATCAGGGTTAATTACACCATCATCTTCCATTTGATAAATGCCAGAGATAGCCATCTGCGCATTTTCAAGAATCATCTCAACGGTTAAGTTTGTGGTCTTGATTGCAGAAAGCGCATTAAACAATGGGCCACGCCCATAGACTTCACCCGCACACTTAGACCAACGGAAACAGATAAATGGATTAGAACCAATACCTGACATCTCACGCTTCATTAGTACAGATTTTGTACTTGTACAGATCGCATAGTGGTAAAATGCTTCTTCGTTCTTTCTGTCGTAGTTGCGACAAACAATCTCTAGAACAGTAGTTCTTTGGTCAGATTGATTTGCAATCAAAGACTGTAGCTCACTGTTGAATGTTCCTTTGGGGTACAACAATGGCAATTGATCATAACGTATGTGTTTACGCTCACGGAATACATGATCGATTCTGTCGTCGGGGCCAGTGTCTAGAATTACATGAGGTAATGGGATCGCTGAGAAACGTACAGGATTTATTGCATCCCCTTCCTCGCAAACCAGAACACCAGTCCCGACTGCTAAATCCATGAAAGATTCATGGACTTCTTGGGCAAAGTTTGAGTTCTGAATTACTTCGAACACATACTCTGTTACTTCATCTAATTGATTGTTTACTTCGTCACGCTGTTCTTTAGGAACTTCTGAACCCGCTGTAAGATCAGCCCAACGCGCAAAGTTAGGAACAAGCCCTGATTGCAAGCGCGATGCAAACTCTTGAACGCCAACAACCGCAGTCTCATCAAAGATTTTATCATCACGCCTTTGACCAGATACCTCATAGTAAAAAGACTCACGCTGAGGCAAGGCATATTCATAACATTCTTCAAAGACATCAACAAAGTTGGTACGCTTTGCTTTTGCTCGTTCATACCGCTTTAGGTATTCTTTTGCTACAGGATCAGTAATCATATTTAGAACCTGCTACGATAGCCAATGCCACCTTTTGAGCCAGTAAGTAAACTGCTGCGTCCAGAAGATGGACGAATACTGCGACCAAGAGATTGACCAGATGGGCCAAGAGTTGCACCTAAACCTTGATACAAACCAGCCTGTCTACGTCTTTGGTTTCTTGTGATTTCTGCATTTGCCGCCGCTGAAGCTTGCTGTTCTTTTTCGCGCTCTAGCTGTTCCTTGCGCTGCGCCTCTAGTTCAGCTTGAGCCTGTGCTTTAGCTGCTGCCGCCTCTTGACGCTGCTTTGCTTGCTCTGCCTCAAGGGCTTCATTTTTTGCGGGTTGCTGGGAACCGCCACCACCAAAACACATAACAATTCTCCTTTTTTACCCTGAAAGCAAAGAAAAATAAAAAATGCAACGCACAATTACATTCTTGCCCACAGTCCTTGTCGTTTACTTGGTTTCTTAAATACATCGAAGTTGCGACCTGCAACAACAGGACGCGCGGGTCGTTGGTTATTCATGAGGGCGCGACCCTCACCAGCACCAAGCATCATATACTGTAGCGCATCATGGATGTGCGAGTACATATTCTTGTCTGGTTTATCAGCATATCTTTCACCACTGACTTCCATGCGCTTGTATTGATAGCCACCTTCAAACCCTTTGCTTAACTGTTGGCAACGTCTATCGATTAGAAAGGCTGGCTTACCCTCAGACATCTTGGTCAGCTGGGATGATACTGATTCAAGGCGAAGGTCAACAGAGTTGGAAGGCGCAGGGAACGCTTTCAAGCCAGCCCCACGCAGAATGTGAAAGGGAGTAGATGCATCAGTCTGCGCTCTAAAGTCACCAGCGGGATCGCCATAGATATACACTTCAGAACACTGAGAAAATCGAGTGGCTATTTCCTCACGTAGAACTTCTGCAAAGCGCACGATGCCCATATCGAACGCAACAATCTCTGACTGAACCAACCAACGACCTCGGACTTTTTGACCAAGCGTGGCAGCAGGGGTCAGGCCAAAGTCCAAGCCAACATACAATGGCGCACCCGCAGCCACTGCAATCTCCTCTTTCGCAACATGCACATCCGTTGCAAACATAGGATAGATAGGCTTGCCATCCTGAATCGTGCCAAGCCTATTCATTACATAAACATCGATCCAACTTTTAGTCTTACCGCGTATAAGGTTTGGATAGTAAGACTCCATCATGTGGCGACGATTCTCTGCCTTATCATTTGGCTCGTAATCTTGTATCTCGCCATCCTCATCACGCACTTCCTTCATACCCGCAGGTTGCGTAAAGAATTGCCAGTTGTCTGGTTTGACTAACATCTTGGCTTGTTCACGCGGAATATGATCAGGGATCGGAACTTCGCCAGACATGATAGGCCACCAGTGATCTTCTTCGGGCGCGTTGGTATCAGCAATAACACCAGTCCAACTAGGGCCACCGTCTTTCATAGAAGGGAAACGACCAACACGCATAGTACACGCATCGATAATAGACTT